TGCGTATTGCGATCCGGGATCGGTCAGCTGCAGCGCCGAAACGTATCCATTCATGACAATGGAGGCCGTAGCTCCAGTGCCACTAGCAAACGTAACGGTTGGCGGAGTGCTGTAGCCAATGCCGCCGTCCGCCAGCGTCAGCGTCGATATTGCTCCTTCGACTCTCGCAATAGCGGTCGCCGTCGTAATTTTGCCGCCGCCGGAAGGCACGCTAAATTTTACGGTCGGCGAGTTTGAATAGCCGGACCCAGCCTTGGTGACGGTAAACGAACTCACCGCAGATTCGATTGTAATCAGCTGGCCTATCAACGACCCGCCCTCTCCCGTAAGAGACAACACGGGAGGCGAAGTGTATCCCTCGCCAGGGTCGGTGATGAAAATTTCCGGGACCACTTTAACCCGCTCGGCGGGAACGCCGCATGTAGTAGTGACCGACGTCCACTGCGGCGGGTCGCTATCGTCGGCGGCGACAATCTCGCTGCCGCCCTCCGGTTCAGGGTAGGCGATGCTGGCCGCCAAAACGGTGGGCTTAGTGTCGCAGTCGCTACAGTCGCAGCATCGGCACTCTTGTCCGCGGCGACCCATTCACATAACCCCCACGGCCCACTTCTTCGGCCCAGCGCCCGACTCTTTCCATATGAGCTGCAGCACCCCGCACGCTGTAGACTCGAGCTGTTCGCGGTCGCCGTCCTTGATGGTGGCAAAACGGTGGGACGTGTCCAGGACATTAACGAGACAGGCAAACGCGCCACTTACCGCAGCCCGGGCAATATCGCCTGCCTGTACTGGCTCTACGAAAACAGCGAAGCGATCGGTATCGACTACCGAACGCGGAGTGACGCCTCGGAGCACCGGGCGGCGGGCAAACTCTCGCGCGCGGATGCTTGCGGCGTTGGTTCCGGTTATCGTGCCACCAGATGGGTCGATTTCGACGCCGTCAATGCCCAGAACGCCAAACCTCGGCACGGTGTGGGCGGTAGTGTTTTTGATCAGCACCAGATTAGCAGCCCGATCAAAATCGCGAGGGTCGCCGGCCGCCTGGCCGCCGCGGGTGTTGAGCACAATATCGGCGGCCTCTTGCGTCCGATTCCAGCCGGCGGCAGAGATAGCCGACGAAAGCTTCTGGCCCTTCTCGATGCGATAGTCAGAGCGCGGCATCAGTCCACTCCGATGCCGATCTTGGAGAAATCCAGCTCGCGGTAAACTCGATTGACGTACACGGCTTTGGGCTTTCGCAGGAGGACGTCTTGGTCCACGTCATCCTCGTACCGCACCCACAGGTATTCGTGGCCCTCTTTTTCGATGCCGCTAATGCTGCCGATGCTCAATGCCGGGAGGTATTGGCCAGCTCCGGCGTTGGCCGACGCGAGGAATTTATACGAAAGCGACCACGGACCGTCGCCGCGATCCTCGTCCCACTCCTGCGATCCAGAGCACCCTAGAAACAAAACCTCGCCCCGGGCAAACGTGCGAAACGCTGCGTTATTGGTCGAGCCGGTAACGCCGGAAATATCCTTAATGTACTGGGACGTGACAAACCGACTAGGCACGTCGTAGGTTTCGGTCCACGACAACTGCGGCACCACGATGTCGACGCCCGCGACCGTGTCGCCATCGACGCCAATAGCACCCGATTGATTGGCTGCGGTGTCTGGAAACCTTTTTTCAAAATCGAGGCCTCCGCCCTCGCCGACAGGCAGGCCCTGCGTTATGTGCTGGCTCGCGCCGCCGGTGTCAAAGGACCGCGTTCGCTTTAGCGGCTCGGGCTTTTCATCGTCCTCGGCACCTTCCTTGGTGTAATTTAGCGTCAGCTGCCAGGCATCGTCGCCCAGGTACGACAGCGCGTACGATTCGACAAAGAACTTGTTGAGCGGCTGACCAGGGTACTGCCAGTACAGCAGGCCTTGAGCAACTCGGACTCCGATATCGTCATGAACCTCAACGTCATCGTTTGACCCAAATATCTTGTAGCTCTTTAGATAGCTGCTCGCCGCCTTGCGGCCCAAACGCACGATTGAAGCCTGGCGACTGTCGTTGTCCTCGACCCAAGTTAGCGTCATGCCGCCACCGCTCCTTCGTCACTGTCTCGGGTGTTTTGTTCAATCGCCTTAAGCGTGTCGAGCTGCTTCTGGGCCAGGTTGGCACCGAAGCCCATGCCGCTGACGTTGGCACTGAACGATCCGGCCACCTCGGCCGACGATTTCGACGAGGCACCGCTAGCGGCGCTTGCCCCGTCGGAGACCGACGCGGCCCGCGAGCTCGGCGAGCTGCCCGATTTTTGTAACCGCTCCTGGGCGTCCTCGATTGCCGCCTCAATGGTGGCGGCCTGCGACGAGGTTAGCCGGCCGTTGCTCGACAGGGCGTCGAACTCCTCGTAATGGCCCCGCAGCTCCGATAGGCTGCTCGACGCCTCAATGCCCTTGAGCAGATCGGCAAATTGCTCGTTTCGCGCCCGCGACTCTTTGGCGGCCCCGGCCTTGCCCGAAACGGCTTGGTCCGAAGCTGCCGACGCGGCCCGTCGGCCTTTGGCCCGCTCTTCGTTTTTGTTGAGCCGGCCCTCGGCGATCTTGTCGGCCTCCTCCATCGAGACGTCGCTGCCCCGGGCGGCGCTCCGCTCGGCCTTGCGGGCGTCGGCCGCCGACTGGACCTTGTTGTTTTCTGCGGCGAGGTTAAACCCCCGCTTAATGAACGATTGAACGTAGTTCCACGATTTCTGGACGGCAACGATCATGCTGTCGAACATATTCATCACGCCGTTGACGAGGTCGCCGAAAATGCCCGTGATCGAGGCCGACATATACGTGAACGTGTTTTGCAGGAAGGCCACCCAGGAATCGATCGGCCCCATGATCGCTTCGCTGCCACGTAGCCAGGCCGCGTACAGGCCGGCCCAAAGGATGTCCATTGCCCCGGCCAGGTCGCCGTCGGCCAGGGCGTCGTAGATGCCGCCCAGGGCTTCCTTGCCGGTCTTGGCCAGGTCGCCGAACAGCGAGACTCCACCGGATATCGCGTCGTTCATTCCGCCGCCGATGGCGTTGCCGATACCCTCAAACCCGCCGATGGCCTGGAAGGCGAAGGCCGCAGCCGCCCCCAAGAGGCCGACGATCAGGATCAGCGGGGCGCTGGCTATCACCCAGGCCGCCCCCGACGCCACGGCCGTGGCGATCGAGACAGCCCCGTAGGTGATCACGCCGGCAATCGCCGACACGAACGTCATGCCCAGCGACAGCACGACCGACGCGATCCCCGCGAGCGCGGCGACCACGGTGCCCGACACGGCCAGCACGCCGCCCAGGACGCCCGACAGGAGCGACACGGCAGCACCGGTGGCCATGAGGGCGACGCCCGCGGCCACGGCCCCTGCGGCCACCTGGGCGATCGTGACGATCAGGGCCTCGTTTTTCTTGACGAATGTGGTGAAGCCGCCGGCCAAGGCGGTGATCTGTTGGACGATCGCCGTCATGGCGGGGGCCAAGGCGTCGCCGATCGACAGGGCCGTGCCCTCGATCGCCGACATGGCGATCCGCATGGCCCCGCCTAGGCCGGCGTCCATCTGCCGGGCGGTTCTAGCGGCCGTGCCCTCGGCGTCGTGCAGATCCTCGGCTAGGTCCCGCACGCCGCCGGCCGTCTGCGACAGGACGTTGGCAGACGTAATGCCCAAGAGGCCGAACGCCTCGGCCATTTTGGCCGTTCGCTCGGCCACCGGCATATTGGCCGTCGCGGTGTTGATCTCGTCGAGGACCTGGATCATCGGCTTAAGGTTGCCGGCCGCGTCCTGGTTGCTGACGCCAAACAGCTCCTCGAGCTTCTTGCCGCTTCCGGCCGCGATCACCGACAGCCGCCGCAGGGCCGTACCAGCCTCCGACCCTTGGATGCCGACGTTTCCCAGCACGCCCAGCACCGCCACCGTGTCTTCGAGGCTCATGCCTAGGCTTTGAGCCACCGGGCCGGCGAATTTGAGCGACTCGCCCAGGCCCTCGACCGTGTTGAACGTCGCATTGGCTGCCTTGGTGAGGACGTCTGCCACGCGGGCGGCGTCGCCTGCCCCTAGAGAAAACTGCCGGATGGCCGCGGCCATGATCCCCGACGCCAGCGTGGCGTCGGTGCCGGTGGCTCGGGCGAGGTCGAGGACCGCCCCGGTCATGACGTTGATTTGGTCAGGGCTAAATCCGGCCCGGCCCAGCTCGGTCATGAGGTTGGCCACCTGCACGGCCGTAAACGATGTGGTCTCGCCCAGCTTGCGAGCGGTGTCGTTCAGGCTCTGTAGCGCGGTTCCGGTGGCCCCGGTGACGGCGGACGTGGCTCTGATGGCATCGTCGAACGTGGCAAACGTCCGCGTGGCCATAGCCAAGGGAGCGGCGATTGAGGCCCCGACCGCCAACAGCTTGGTGCCGATGCTCGTCATCGACCTGCCCACTTTGCCGATCTGGCCGTTGATCTTATTCAGCGCCGAAAACAGTTTCTTGGGGTCGGCCCCAATTTCCACAAACGCCCGACCCATCCTGACGGCAGAGCTGCTCATGATGGGTTACGTGCTCGGGCTTTTACCGAACAGCTGCGCCAGGTCTTCGGCGGTGGCCTGTCGCGGTTTGGGCGGCGTGGCGAATGGGTTGAATTTCTGCGGGTCGATTCGTGTCTGATGCTTGTCGCGGTGGAGGTTGGCCACCTGGGCCATCATGTTGGCGGTATGCCACCAATCCATCTCTAGACGGTGATTGCGGGCGACGAGGAGTTGGCGGAATGTCCACTGTCCTGGGTGGACACCAAGGATGCCGGCGGCCTCCCAAATTGCATCCCAGACTGTCCTAGCAGGCTCTCCGTTGTCGCGGCCTCCAGGGTCGCCTCCGCCTGGCCGATTAGCTCGCCCGCCATCTCGTCCATTTTGGCGGCCATGAGCGCGACCATTTTGCGGAGGCGGAGGGGGAAAAAATCGACGAGCTCGGATTCTAGCGCCCTCGCTGCGGCGTCCAGGGCATCGCCCCGTAGCCCGTCCAGGAACTGCTCCCGCGTCAACTTCTTTTCTTCCACCTGGTTTAGGAGGATGGCGTAGAGCACCTCGCCGATCGTGGTGAACTGGCCCCGCAGCACCTCGAGCGTCTTGGCGACGTTGGCGGTGTCGACCAAATCAAAGGGCATCGTTCGCCTGACGGTTTTCTTACTGCCGTCAGGCTGTTCGACCTCCTCGGCGATCTCGACCGTGACTAGGTCCTTGACGCGGGCCGCAGAGGCACACGTAAGGGCAACTAGCCAGGGCCTGCCCTGGTCATCCTTGAACTCTTTCATTTAGGTTCTCCACCCTAGTTTCGTCCGCTGGGCCGTGACGGTAAACGTCGCCACGCCGTCAAGCGGATTGCTTTCCGAAAAGCCGGTTACGACGGCAGGAAAAGACCACCCACCCTCGCCGCCGCTCACCGTAAAATCAGTCCCGGCAATCAAGTGGGCCACAAGGCCCGAAACACTGGCATCGTCGTTGAGCTCGATTGTGACCGTCTCAGAAAACCCGGTCTGGTAGACCGCGACGTAACGGCTGGCGTACTCCTCCACCTCGATCGTGCGGGCGGCGGTCGACAATTGAACATCCCGCACGCCGGAGACTGCGCCGCCGACGCTGATCGAACAGTCCTTGCCAAGTGTAATGGCCAAGGAATTACGCCTCCTTCAGGGTTACCGTATAGGTAACGGCCCCGTCGAGAGTGACGTTTTCGGAAATGTTCATCACGTGGTAGCCGCTCACGGCGTTGGCCTCAATGTCGGTGATGAGGTCGGCCGGATCGTGGCACTCGACTTCCCAGGTCCGATTTGTCAGCCCTGCGGCCTGGATGCGGTGGCCTGGGTGGGTGGGCGTGCCGCCGATGTTGTCTCGGTTGCTGATGTCAACCGCTTCGGCCTCTTCGGTAAACGTGGCGGTGATGACGTTTGAGGCAATTGGCGGCGCTGCGCCGTCTTTTCCAAGAACAATGGCCATGTGTTCAGTCTCCTAGTTATGCGGCCGACGTGGTTCGAACGCCAGAAACCGTGAATGTTTGGATGCCGTCGATTGGATCGGCCGTGGCAACGCTCGTGCAGATAAACGTTTCGTCTCCGGTGTTCGAGCCGGCGATCGTAAACGTGTCTCCAGCATCAACGCCGGGAGCGTCGACACACTCGACCTCGACGGTCTGCTCGATCAGAGCCTTACGAAACTTGCGGGCGGAATCGCCAAACTTGGTTACGTCGATCTCTGACGCGGTATTCGTAAACGTGGCGGTACGCCCGTTGGCAACGCCCGTAATGGTGACGTCCTTTCCCAGCTCTACAACAAACGGCATGAGGTTGGCTCCCTGTAAGGTGCGATCTGCCACCCACGGTACGTGCGGCCGGCCTGCCGACCGGAGGGGGTGTGGACGCTAGGGTCCAGATATGCGGTTGCGAAACTGCTGTGGGATTTTGGCCCGCTGCTTGGTGAGGGCGTTGCCCATGAATCGGCCGGGCTTCACTCGCTGGCTGCCGGTCTGCATGACGGCCCCGCGCTTGCGGGTGTGGGCTGGGTCGACCTTGCCGACGATATAGGCCACGCCGCCAGATCCCTTTAGAAACCGCCCGCGCGAGTCGCGGCCGCCAGACGTACCGCCCCGGCCCATGCCGGCTGGCACCTCGATGCCGCCCTTAAGCCTGTCGGCTGGCTTCTTAGTGAGCATCCGCCACTGGACCGGTGACGACCCTCCCTTCTCCTGGATGACGTTGAGCCACGTAGCCCGCGGCATTGGCCCGATCACGACCGATCCCGCCCGATCGTCGCGGCCGTACGCGACTGCCTCTTTTAAGAAGCCGCCCGGGCTGCGCGCCGTTTTCCAGCTTGTCACTCGGTTGGCGGTCGGCTGCTTAAAGCTGACCTCCAGGATCGGCGTGCCTTCCTTTTCGCCGATCCGACGCCAAGTGGGCTTTTTCTTTGGCTTGCGGTTCAAAAACTCCCGCTTGGCCTGCCGACTCATGTTCGCGCCAATGCGGTCGAGCGACTTATCCCGGCCGGCCCGGTAGCGATTCTTAAGCCGGCCCGTGTCGATCTTTATTTTGACCCTGACCGTGGCGTCCATCAGGCAGCGCCCTTATGTACGCGGTAGGTCACCGTGATTTGTGCCCGCCAGACGTTTCGCTCCTGGAGGGCCTCCTCCGGGTTGATCTCGACCTCGACCTCCACCGGGCTCGTGACGCCGGCCGGCCACGCGAGCGACTCGTCCCAATCGTGCCGGCGAATGACGTCGAGCAGCTCCTCCATCAGGTCGAACATATCGTCGGCCAGGGCGTCGGTCGGGGCGTGCCTGCCCAAAAACACGCCGACGCTGTAGTCGTACTGGTGGTCGACGCGGCTGGCGCGCGTGAGCTCGGCCGCGACCGGCGTGACCGCGATCACCGGCGACTGCATATCGTGGATGTCGTACGTCGGCCAGTTGCTACGTTGCACGCTGGGCTGCACGTCGGCCGCGTCAAACTCGGTGTCGGCCAGGGAGGCGGCCAGGAGGTCGGCAATCTCGCGTAGGGAAACGCTCACGCTGCCGCCTCCAGTTGCCGTTCCATCTCGGCCACGTTGGCCGCCAAATGCTCGCTAGGGCATAGTGCCAGAGCCTGGCGGGCTATCTGGAGGGCCTGTGGCCTCTGGTCGAGCCTCCAGGCGGCCGTAGCGGCTATGTCAAAGGCCTTGAGAATCTCATTAGGGTCGGTGGCGTGGGTTGGCTCACCGGCCGCCTGGATGCCTGCCAGGGCAAAGGCGAGCGCCTCCCGCCATGCTTCTCGGGTGTAGTGAACCCACGCCAGCCGGGTCCACCCGTCGGGCTCGCCCGGAGCCTCGCGAGCTGCCATGTGTAGGTAGCGTTCCTCGTCGGTGAGCCGGTAGAGCGCCCGCATGGCGTAGGCCCGCTCGGTAGTCGCGCCGCCCGGCATCTGGAGGTAAGCCGCAAACTGGGCCGCGGCCTGCGGCAGGCCGGCGTAGTCCATCTCGCGGGCCAGATACCACCGCATCCGGCAATCGTGCGGGGCCTCGGCCACGGCCACGTTGAGGAGCGACAGGTCGGTTCCGTGATGCTTGCCCGTGTCACGGTGGTGGTGGACCTTGAGGCCTTCGGCGTAGGCAAACACCTTGTGGCCTGTCCAGCAGACGAGGCCCTCGTGGGTGGCACCGGTCCACCGGTAGCCGTGCCTCGCGTGGACCCGGTCGCAGCTGAACACGAGCCCCGGCACGCCGCCCGGGTGATCCTTCCAACTCCAGACGTAGCGATATCGCAGGTTTGTGACGTCGGCGACCCAGGCCCGCTCGATCGCGGCCCGCCACCCGGGCTGGAGCCGCTCGTCGAGGTCCAGGCGGATGGCCACGTCGACGTCGGGCGGCAGGTGATGTAGCGACAGGTTGTGGGCATCGTCCCACCGCCAGGGGCACACGTAGCCGGTAGCCACGCCCACGCCTGCCGCCTTGAGCCGCTGGACGGTTGTGTCGGTTGATCCCGTGTCGGTCACGACCACGGCGTCGGCCCCGTCGGTCGACTCGGCCCAATCGAAAACGTGCTTCTCTTCGTTTTTGCAAAGAGCGTAGATGCCGATTTTCATGGTTGCCTCTCAAACACGATCAAGCTTTCGCCGGCCAGCCCGCCGCAGAATTCGCAGCCGGGCCGGCATCGGGCTTTGCCGATCCCGATCCCGCACTCCACCGCCCGCCAGCCAAACCCAGGCGGCAGGTGAATACGCTCGGCCAGCAGGTCGGGCCGGCAGTCGACCGTTATGTCCTCAATGACGAACACCCCGCCCGGGGCTAAAAGCGGCAACAGGGCCTCGGCTGTCGTGATCTGGTGGTGATCCTCGTGGCTGCCGTCATCGATAATCAGGTCAAACGGCCCGCCACCAGCTGCGGCCACGGCGTCGAGCAGAGACTGCCGGCAGCCTTGGTCGGCGTAGTGGCACTGCACGCGGCCGGCGGTAAACAGCACCTCGCGGCGGATGTCAAGGCCGACAATCGTGGCGGCCGGAAAATACTCTTCCCACATTCGCAGCGTCCAGCCGGCGTCGAACGCGTGGATCCTGCCGGGCAGGGCGGCCTTGAGCCGGTCGCCTAGATCCCGGCACGCGTCTTGCGTGAGATGCCGGGCCTTAAAGGGGTCCCGCACAAACCCGGTGACTGCTAGCGCACGCATGGCGGGGCCTTTTCGTAGTTGGTGAATAGCGTCTCGTCGTGGTCAGCGGCGTAGACGCGAAACCTGTCGGGG